TTGCTAAACCTTTTGCAAGTTTTTCAATTGCCTTATAAGCACCTGAATAATTACCACCTTTGTATCTAGGGTCATTTAATATACCAAATGCCATCTTGATTTGTTTGTCAGTATATTCTACTAGAGTTTCTTCTGTAGCAATTTTTTTACCTTCTGGTTCTGGTAATTTTTGATCGCTTTTGGACAAAGTCTTTAAATGTAGGTCTAATTCTTTAACCTTTTTCTTTTCTTCTAATTTGCCTGCCCAATTAATATCGTCTTCTTCTTTAAATGGATTCACACTTGTTGTTTTCCATTTCATTTTTCTAACCATAAGTTTTGACATAGCACCACTTGAAACAAAAGGTATGTTATGTTTTTTTAAAATTTCTAAATTTTTATCATTAAATTTATCTAATATATTCATTAACTGTTTTGCTCTAGCAGCTGTAATCTTTCTACCTCTAAATGGTTCGTATTCTTTTTTAAGAACCTTTAACATCATTGGTGTTATTGAATCAGCCACTTCATATAATATATCTTCTAATACTTCTTCTCCTAATATATCTCTAACAGTTTTAACTGAAAGTTTTAATCTCTTAGCAATCTTCTCAATACTATCACCTTCTTGATTTGCTGTGAATATATCTTTAATTCTACCTTCTTCTATATCTGCTTGTTCATCAATAGCCTCCATAAATTTAATAACTTCTTCGTCTGATTCTTCTTTGAATACTATGTCTTTAAGTATGTTAACTTTAGCAGCTGCAATGGCAACTTTAGTAGGCATATCCATTTTTTTAAGAATAGACTTAACTCCAGGAGTTACATCTTTCATAGTCTTCATAGCCCATGTGTTTTTTAAATTCGCTATCTGCTTATCAGATAAGACACCCATTAGAGTACTCTCTAATATGTTTGGTACCTCTCCGTAGGCCACAGCCATTGTTTTTCTATATGTACTAAAATCTTTCATTTCTCTTTTTAATTGTGTTTATAAATCTTGTATCATCTTCGCTATCGTTTGATCCAACTTGATTTTCCACTCCTCCTTAAATCTCTGTTTATATTTATCTATTGTATCACTTGAACAAGCCCATTTATTTACATCTTTCTCTGATATTTTGGTATTTTCCAAGCCAGGTTGTGTAGGATAGCCTCTTTTCTTAGCGTCCACAGGCGTTGCCTCTGGTGTTTCACCAGGAGTTACATCTTTTGTATGGTTGGCATAGTCAGCACCTATCTCAAAAGATTCTTTTTCTAATTTCTTAACAATATCTTTCTTATATTCTTCAAATTTTTGTTTATATTTCTTTTCAGATACAGCCTCAAAACCATAGTCTACATTTAAATTATGTTCTCTAACTGCAACCTCTTTATCACTGGCGATTGGTATACAATCCCATATCCAGGCTTTGTGTAAATTGTTTTTATTATCTTCTAGTACAATATAGTTTGTACCTTTTCTCTTAACTGTTCCTTGTATATCTTGTTTGGTATAGTCTACCTTTTCTCCGATATTGAATATCATGTCTCTTAAATATAGGTCTCTTATCTGTTGTTGACCAAATTCTTCCATGCTTAACATTGGTTTTTTGCCACCACCTAAATGAATATTAACTGAACTTTCTGGAATAGCACCTAGTCTCATACCTTTTCTAACATCTTTCATTAAATGGCTTGCGTCCACACCATTAGGTAACCCTCTTTTAAATCCTTCTAAATCTCCCTTAACAGCCGCCGCTCTCATTTTACTTGCACTCATACCTGAAGCTCCGTCTGCGTCTGGATCCCTTTCACCAGCTGACAACACATTAATGTTATCAAAGTTATAATAACCATGTCTTGATCTCACATCGTTATACTTGTTTAGTATAGTTTCAAATTCTCTTACTCTATCACTACCTACTACCATAAAAATTTCTGTATAACCTTTGTTATGTAGATTAGTAGCAATATCTAATATCATATTTGTTTTATTAATTTCTATATTTCTTGCATGAGCAGGAAACATCTTTTTCATATATGATAATTTCTGACTAGCAGATAATGGATTCTTTTTACTGTCTTCACTTCTACTTAAATAAATTTTATGGTCGTTTGCTCTTACTGATTTAACTTTTCTAATAAGTTTTTCATGGCCAATAGTTGGTGGATTAAATCTACCAAAAGTAAATGCCATTGATTTTCTTCTTCTAACTGCCTCATGTACGGACTCTGGTAAGCCAGCGTCTCTAACTGCTTTACCAAATTCATTATAATCTATACCAGCATGTTGAGCCGCCTTGTTCTTGGCGTCTTTCATACCTTGTCTTAAATATTTAAGATATAAATCTACACCTGCTTTCATTCTTGGTGCTTTGATTGTTCTTCTCATTAAATCATTCCAAGCACTAGCAACAGATTCTAAATTCATTTCATCTATTTGTTCTTTTGTTAAAGATTTTATTTCATCATCGGTAACTTTACCATCTTCTAAAACTTCTTTACACTTCTTATAAAATTTTAAGTAATGGTATTTTTCCAACATCTTATAGATAACTGCTTTAGGTAATCTATTTTTAATACCATATTTTCTTATTTGATCTGGTGTCATGTCACTATTAAATGCTGATCTTCTTTCTGCGTCAACACCATCACCTACTTTTACAATCTGTTCAATACTATCTTCTATTTCTTCTAATTTCTCATTAATTTTTTCTTGTAGATTTAAAATATCATCTGGTTTTAATTCAATTAATTCATGGTAATCTATTATATCTCTCTTTAATTCACCTTTAACTACATCTATTTCTTGTACTTTTCTTTCAAATTCTTTTACATATAAGTTTGTATCAAAAGAAAAATCTTCTGGTCTTTTAACAAACTCATCGTTTTCTATATCAAACACTGCGTCTGCTTTTTTATTTTGATCGTCATATGTTGTTTGATCTGTAATAAAATAATAATTGATTGGGTGTTTTGTGCCTGGTATTAATTTACCTTGTATGTTATCAGGATTACTTGCTGACAAATACTTTTTAGATAGTGTTAATCTTTGTTCTTCTTGGTCTTTTTTTGGTACATCAAACAATATATTGATGTCTAGATCAGCGTCATTTCTATATCGCTTAGTTAGAATTGATCCTATTAATGCTATCTTAATCACAGGATATTCCTCAAATTTTTTAATCTGATCTTGTATTTGTTTCTTGACACTAGGTTTCATTTTAGGGTCTTTAGTATCGGCCTTATCAAATACACCTGGCGCATATGTTCTACGAGGTATATCTATGATACTTTCTTGTATTGTAAATTCTTTAAAATTCTTCATACTCTTTTCTTTGCTTGTAATTCTTTTGCTATCCACTGTTTGGCTAGATAGTTATTTGGTGTTTTATTAATATATCTTCTAATATATTTTGAAGCTGTTGCAATTGTATTGGTTACTAATTCTTTTTCAGACCTATTATTATCCACAATTAACAAGTTTTGTGGTCTGAATATACTTTGAAAAGAACCAATGTTAGATTGTACTTTTATCCAACTATTCTTTACAATGTATTCAGGTATTGATCTAGGTCTATTCTTGTTTCTTTCTACTGCAACCTCTAAACTTGTGTTTACAAAAATCATATAACAATCATAACCAAGTGCTGTTAACATTGAATGTTGTCTAGAGATTATAGATTTATCACGACCAGTTGCGTCAATAACAAGACCTAATCTTCCTTTTACATAGGTATCTAATTGAGTATTCGCTGTAAGTTTTGCTCTGTCTCGTACTATATTTCTAAAGTATTCTTCCTGATCTGGCATTTTCAAAGATAGATTTGCCTTCAACAATCCTCTTTCAAAGATAGTATCCGAGTTTACTATTTTTAATCCTATGCCAGCAAAAGCGGCTTGTGTAACAAATGATTTACCTGAACCAGGTCCACCTGCTAAGAAGAAAGCTTTAAAAATGCCTCTGTCATAAACACCTTCATTTAAAAAGCTTTGTACTTCTTTTAAGTTTTTCATTACTCTCCCGCTTTTGTATACTTCTTATATTTTTTTGTTGTTTTTTTATCCACCACTCCAGCTTGACTTTGCTCTACCATTATTTCGTTCATGTCTTTAGCATAGTCTCTTATAGCATTAACAACTGCGAAAAGACCGTCTCGTCTTTTTGGAGTTAATACATCTATGAAACCTATTCCAGCAATTTGATTGTCGTCCACTTCCAAAATTTCTTTTGGTGGGTGTCCTGATAAAATTGATTGAAGTATATACATTGCTCCTCTTGCCTCGTGAGAATCAGCGTCTACTTCAAATTCCATGTTTTCACCTTTAAGCTGTGGTAATAACCATACTTGGCTTACACAACCATATATTCTATAACCGTTTATTCTTTTATCGTCATCAAGTTTAACTATGCCACGTCCTTGTTCTAGCATATAGTAAAACTTTTCTTTGTCATCCAATTGAGAAAAATTATGGCTCCATGTACCAAGCTTTTCCTGGATTGACATACCAGCCATTTGACTGTCGCCAAATACAGGCGTCTTCTCTGTTTCCATCATTTCTTTCTCCTCTTGTTCTGCAACTTTTATTTCAGCATCCATATTTTTTTTAGCTGACTTTGCAATTGCTTTGGATAGTTTTTTCATACCACCTTTTATATACATTATATCTCCTTAATTTGTTTCTTCTTGTCTAATGTCTGTATTAGTTTCATCAACTTCAGGTGCTTGTGGTCCAAATGCACCACTTCCAGCATTAAGTAATTGATTAATCATATCAATCGCTACATCTTTATTATCATTAGCAATATTTTCTTTCACCGCCTCTAATACATCAACTGTTGTACTTAAACCATTAATTGTATTATCTTCTTCTGGTGTTGGAAATTTTATTCCATTTTTATCAACCATTTTATTCTCCTTTTCATTATTTGTTTTTAACCTTATTTATTATCTTCTTAGCTATACTCTCTGGCGTATCACCTTCTGCTTTAATAGATACGAAACCAGGTTTATCTCTGTAGTAGTCAACCACAGGACCTGTTTCTTTTTTATATAAAGCAATTCTGTCTTTAATAACATCAGGTTTATCATCAACTCTACCTCTAGCAGTTAGTCTTTTGATAACTTCTTCCTGACTTACATCTAAAAATACCACATTATCTATATCAATACCTTTCTTTTCCATGTCTCTAACTTGTTGCATATATCTTGGAAAGCCATCAAATACAAAACCATCTGCTTTGTCAACGGCGTCAAATACAAGTTTTAAAACTATATCATTTGGAGCAAAGTGACCTTTACCTAAATTAGATAATCTTTTGGCCATTTCACCACCTTTTTCTTTCTCTTTTCTCAATAGTTCACCTGGGTATATGTGTGGTATATTAAATTCATTTGATATAAATTTTGCATATGTAGATTTACCACTGCCTGGACCACCAATTAAAATAATTTTTGGTTGTCTAGCTTCTTCTAAAAATTTGTTTATGTACTCTATAAATGATTTCATTTTCTTTTTCTCATCATTCTCTTTTTTTTAAGAAGAAAATAAGCATATGCTTTATTACTTTTCTTTTTTCTTTTCTTTTCTTTTTCTATTGGTGCTGAATTAAATTCATACGTAGCACTGTAAATATTATTCATTATCCCTTTACCCAATCCTTACTAATCGTGAAGTTGGCTCTACTAAATTCTAGTCTATCTACAAGTTTAACTGCACCTGCTGATCTATCTACTGCAACATAACCCTCTGGATTGGTTACTCTAAAACCATTTGATGTTCTAATAAAATGACCTATACTTTGTATTTGTGATAACTTTGATATTAAAAAGTTCTTTGCATTACCTAAACTTACGTGAGAAGCTATAGCAAAATACAATGCTGATTCATTTCTATCAATCCATTTTAAATTAGTATCTAATATATCTCTATATTTTTGTTTACCTTTTTCGGTTTTTCTAGTTGCTATTTCTTCTTTTAAAATATTTCCATAATAGTCTCTGAACATTTTTTGGAGTTGTTTAATCTTACCCATATGTCCTTGTGTGTTTCTAATATAATGATTAAAGAAAGCCTTCAATCTAAAACCTACTGATAACGAATCACTTGATCTTGACATTTCATTTAATATAGATGAAGCTTTACCTAAAGAACCTTCAGCCATTCTAATTAGTCCATCAAATCTAGATAGTTCTCCTTTAGTAAACGTTGATGATCCAGATGTATCGGTATATCCAGCACTTGCTAACCACACTGCTGAAGAACCTGATCTACCTGTTATTGTTCCAAAACCAGCACTTAAACTTTTCATATCTTTACCATGATAAGTTGTATGAAATACAATTCCCATTCTTGCTCTTCTAATTTTTCTACCAATACTGCTACTTGCCTGTACTGCATATGTGATTGTATTTGGTGTGAAAGTTATCATGGGTTCGCCATCTATAACTTGTTGTTTTGTATCGTTTGTAAAGAGTAAATCTCCTTGGTAGATACCTCTTATTCTTAATTTTTTTAATTCTCTTAAGCAGACGTTTAATTTATCTGCAACAGGACCACTATGATTACTCATAATATCTCCCGATGTATAATTGATTTTTGGCTTGACGTTGAATACTGATTTAGTACCAACAAAGAATTTACCGTTTTCTGGATTTATACCACATATAATAGCAGGAGCTCCGTCCCACTTGACAGACATATTTACTTTAGCTCCAGAAGACCCTACTAACATGTTTCTAACTGACTTTAGAAACCTTATAGCATTATCTCCACCTTTGGAACCTCTATTGATTATGTCATCTTCTAGATGTTCTAAATGTGTATTCTTTTCCTTTGTTATGAAACCTTTAAAATTAAACATTTGTCCTTCATTCTTTCCATAAATTAATTCACTTTCTCATATCTTAAATCATTTGCTTATATTTATACTAGTACAACTTGCCAAATGGACCAAATTGTTGCCCTCGTTTCTCTGCCAAAAACACCATGTCCGTCAGCATTTTATTTCTTTTTGCTGTAGGTATAGCGTATATAACATATAAGAAATCTAACTCCATTAATTTAGTATGAGATACACCGTTCCTTAAATCTGGAGAGTTATACGACTTCAACATATTACCAATAAATGCTGACGCTGGTATACCTGTATCTGTATGTCTATTGACTACATCAAATCTTGTCTTATATATATTTTTTACTTTGTCAAATTCTGCTAATGATTTAGGATATAGATTATGATTATTCACAAAGAATAATTTTTTATTATTTCCTATACCATACTCTGCCATTAATTTTGCTAATAAATCTACTGGTACTTTACCTATACGAGCTGCACCAGCACCTTTAAATTTACCATCAAATTTTAAATTCTGATTAAATCCTTTTCCGTTTTGTCTAATTTGAAACTCGCAAACATCGTTAGATGATTTAATATCTATTCTCATATCAGCTGATGATAATGTTTTGTCTGACTTGTTTGTCATTTTCATAGCTGATCTAGTTAACCTCATCACAAACTTACTGTCTTTCATTAATGCGTTTTTAGTATTTACTTCTTCAAATCTTGCCTCTTTACTGGTAACTTTCTTTAATGATATACCTGCTACTTTATGTTTTGAATATAATATCTTCATCACGTCATTTAGTTTAGAAATAGATACTGACTTTCCTTCCATAGCTTTGTTTATAGTTCGTTTAACAGTACTCTCATTGTTTATTAACCAAATATCGGCAGGATTCCAACTATCTTTTTTTGAAATCTTAAACTTATCTCTTATTAAGTTAGAGATATAATCCATAAAACCACCGTCTCTATTATATTCTGTGAAGTTTTTACCTCTAAAAATTTCTAACATCTTTTTTTGTTGTGCATAAAAACTATCTAACCAACCATCTTCCATAACATCTGGATATATCGCCACTAGTTCTTTATATTTCTTGTCTTTAGATATATCTTCAGCACTTGTATATCTAATCTTATCTTTTAATGATCTTTTAATAATCCAAAGTGAGGCTCTTTCTTGTTTCTGTACAACTTGTGCGTCTAATTGTTTTACAGATTTTTTACCTGTCTCAATAAATCTTATCTTATAATCTTGTACGATAAAGTCAGCAGATAGTTTGGCACCTGATTTAACAGTAGCTGTATATTTTTTCTTTAATGTAGGTAGTACTTTTTTTAGATTGTCTGGAGATACTTTAACTGTATATACTCTAGACTTTGTGACAGGAGAATCATCGCCATAGTAGGCGCCCTCTACCATTAACTTTAATAAAGATATAAACTCACCTTTAATATTTGATGGTACGTGTTGTTCTAATGTTGAAACCGTTGCTAAATTGTACGCCATAATTCTTTCTTATACCATATTTATAAGAAAGAGGCAAGAGTTAATGCTCGTTAATCCAGAACATTTTAGGGATACCGCCGTTCTTTTCCCATACTTTATTTTTGTTTTGAAACTTAACTAATTTATCTGCGTCTTCCTCAAAAAAGTAAGTTGCAACTATACTATTGGTAGGTTTTTCTTTAACTTGCCATAGTATTTTCCGACCTTTTTTAATCATACCTTTAGTATATGATAATTTAGGATAATCTTTTCTTGGTCGTCTATCGCTTTTACTAAATCTTACTTTTTGTATTTTTGGCATAATTATTTAATAAAGAAATGATAAATTAATAATCCTATTATTAGACCTTCAATCCAGGCACCTAGGCAAAACCATACTGGATACTTTCGTATTAGATTTATTTTCCAATTCCAATATTTTTTCATTTATATATCTCCTTTTATTGTGACCATTTAAATGTTTGTGTAATAGTAAAATTCTCTGAATTATAATCACCATTCACACTATCACCATCTTGACCAGTATTACCATATTTTAATGTAGTAGTATCTGGTTTAAATGTTTGATTTGAACATCCAGCCAATCCAATTATTAATAATAAACTAAATATAATTGTTCGCATATTTCATTCCTTTCTTTACTGTTAAAACTATTAGTGATGTATATACTATAGTGCTTAGTAGTGTATTATGAAAGAACGGTATCGCCATTGTATAACACATTATTAAACCTTCAATTGTTTTGGGATAATAATCCCACATAGTCCATACTGCAAAGTTTGTTATTATAAAAAATAATATAGAAGATAAAATTGCCATTATACCTAACTGCATATATTCTTTATCAAAACGCATTGACAAATTACTAATTAGTGTTGATAATCCTATTGCTCCATACACCCATAACATATATGGATGAAACCCTATCCATAAATCTGCAATAAACATTGCTAATAATGGAAGTGACATTGCAACCCATTTATCTTTGATTAGATATGGAGCATAGATTGCTGTTGCTAAAATTGGTGTAAAATTCGGTGGGTGTGGAATAATTCTTCCCAAGGCAAGAATAAATGAAATGAATAGAAATGTTATAATAGTTTTTATCATACTTTAAAATCTGAAAACTTATCATAAGGATTTTTTCCTGATGGTTTACTTTCAGTTCCTTTATCTACTATATTTTGTGCTGTGTTTTGTACATCATATAATTTCATTTTTGATCTATCTACACCTACAATAAATGATCTATTAATTGCTGGGTCGTTATACCTATTCTTTAATTGTTTTACTTTCATTTGACCTAGTTGTTCTAATTCTTCGTTTGATTGTAAAGCAAACATAAAGTCAGCCGTTGCTGGTAAACCAAAAGACTCTGCTGTATCTTCTAAACCAATATCTGTACTTGTATAACCAGTTCTAGTTGTTTGTGTAGCACTGAAAATAGGTAGATCAAACTCTACTGCTAGACCTCTTAATTCTTCAGCAATAGCCTTAATATAAAAGTATGATGATATATTACCACCTTTAAATCTACTTGAAGCACATATGTTTAAATAATCTATAAACAATACTTGTGGTTTAAAAGATTTCTTTAAAGCAAGTTCATTTAATAATGCTCTAAAATGTCCACTATGAGCAGACGCTGTTGGATATTCTTTAATGATGAATTGACCTTTAGTTTTATCTTGTAACCTTTTAAGTTTATCTTCGTATAAAGATTTAGGCATATCATGGAGATCGTCCATAGATACATCTAATAAGTTAGCGTCTATTCTTTCTGCAATTCTTTCCTCTGCCATTTCTAAAGTGATATACAATACATTTAAACCTTGTGCTAAAAAACTACTAGCACAATGACACATAAACAAAGACTTACCTACACCTGTACCTGCCAATGCAATATTCAAAGTCTTACTTGGTACACCACCTTTTGTAATTCTATTAAAATAACTTAAATCAAATTGGAATTTTTTCTCTTTAGTATGATACCAATTGAATCTTTCCTCACTATCATTTAAATAGTCGTGACCAATATGATTGTCAAATGAAACTGCTAAGGCGTCAGCCAAGATACTTGGTATTGCCTCTGGTGATCTCTTACTATCTTTCTTATCTAATATCTTAATACCCTCTAATACTGCATTATGGACTGCTCTGTCTTTACAAAACTTTTCTGTTGTATCAATCAGCCAATTCTGGTCAACATCTTCAGGATTTAATACTTCTAATAAATCTTTTACTGTTCTTACATCGTCATCATTTAAATCTTTTCTATAACCCATTTCAACCATAATGGTTTCTTTGGTAGGAAGATTATTATACTTTGATATGAAAGCATATATTTCTGTAAACAAAATATTTTCTTCTCGTTTTGCAAAGTATATTTCTTTTAAGAAAGGTATAGCCTTTCTCATGTACGCTTCATTGTACATCAAGTTTCTTAATATACTTATTTCAATTCGTTCATTATTCATTTGTAAATTCTACCTTGCCGGAGTTTAGTTGTTGTTCCATTACTTCAATTAATATGTCACCGATATAATCTATAAACTCTTGTGTATCAATCTCTTTTGATTCTGGATTGGATAGTATATCATAATCAAACTTCATTGGCAAGTGACCTTTGCTATCTTCTTCTTTTGCAAACGCAACTTTACCATACTTGTAGATTACATTTCTGTACTTGTCTTCAAGTAATTTTACCGCTGTGTAATCTGCACCAGTCTTTTGTGCAAATACAAAACGTTTTTTATTCTTCGTCTGATCCGTATCGGAATTTTTTGTTGGCATATTCATCTATTTGTTTTAATACTTCTTTTGTAAAATACTTTTCTGGATCGTCATTGATAGATTTACCGAACACCTTACCTTGTGGTGTTTCAAACCTTGTTGATACTTTCTTAAAGATACCAGCTGCTTCAGCCATATCTAAAAGTCCATAATGTTTATCAAGTCCGTGTTTGTAGGTTAATTTAACGTCTATCTTTGCGTTTTCTTTTGTTAATCTAGATTTATAATTTTTACAATGTATAATATTACCAATTACTTCAGCACCGTCTTTCTCTTTACGTCTGCTTAAATAGATGATTGATGAGGCAGCGTATTTTAATCCTGAGCCACCTCCCATTTCTTTTTGTGGGAACATAGAACCAATAACATCGTAGGTGTGATTGGTCATTATCATAGGTACATTTGCTTTACCTAATTTTAAAGTTAATACTCTAAAAGTTGATTTGACTATTTGTGATCTAGTCATATCTCTTGTTTCTTTACCAGCGGCTGTATCTTCCATTTCTTTTGTAGTAGATAACATACCTAAACTGTCTAGAACAAACATTAAAGGTTGTCTTTTATCCTCTGGTTGTTCTAAATATTTGTCTATAATTTTTATTGATTGTGCTCTAAATTCTTGTACTGTAGAAACTGGTATAACTACCGTTCTACTACCATCAACACCACGACCTTCAATCATGTCTTTTGATATAGCACTTTCTGATTCAAAATAAATAACACCTGCGTTTTTATTTTTGTCTAAAAAATTCTTTACAATGCCTAATGCGAAAAAGGTTTTACCTGTAGCCGCTTCTCCTGCAATTGCTGTGATTTTATTTGATGGTAATCCACCGTGAATACTGCCTGATAATAAAGCATTAAAAGAATAAGAGCCTGTATCTATAAAACTGGTAACGTCAGCGCTATCTATTCCATCACTGACTAAACCTGCATATTCATTTCCACTCTCTTTAATTATTTCTTTTAAAAAATCACTCATATTATCTCCTTTATAACATATCCACTTAATATTGTCAAGCTTGATATTATCTTATTATATCTATTTTTGCCTCTGGTGTCCATATTTCTAATTCAGTTCTTAATCTATTTTGTTCTTTCAGTTTATTGTACCGAGATTCAGCTTTCTTTTTCCACCAATCTATTATATTATTTAGGTGGAATTTATCCCAATTATCGCCTTTAACTATTTTCTTTGTGTTGTCTTTTACTATATCTAGATAGTTCTTAATACCATAATCACTAACATAGTATCTTTTTCTTTCAGTTAGCTTCTTTGCATTACTTATAGTTGTATTAAATCTTTCTAAATCACTTTTGTTTAAACTTCTCTTTATTAAACCAATAATGGCATTTGTTAGTTTTAACTTTCTACTAGAGGCGTCATCTTTAACAAGTTTACCTACAGCACTATCAACAAACGTTGCAAGATCATGGAAAGGTTTACCATGTATCAAAGGTATAAAATCACTATCAGTTAATCCTTTGTATCTTAAATATGGTTTCATACCATCATATTGACTTGATGATTTACTATTACCATATAGACTTGTAGTTTCAAACAATGATAAGTTCATACCATATTTGTTATTTAATTTTTCTCTTATTGTATGACTACAACATATGGCAGCCAATAGTTTACCACCTAGATAATTAAAACCAAAAGGTTGGGTTGGTACTATTACAAATCCCATTATAGATGTTTTATTAAAACTTACTAATTCTGGTACGTGAGTTAATAATTCATTTCTTGGTTTCATATTTATAACTGGAGAACCACATCTTATAAAACCTACCCACTGATTAGTATTCTTTTCTTTTATTGCGATCTTTAAATTTTTACCAGGCACACTTGACATATTAGTATGAGAAGAAGTCATATTTAATAATGTATCATATGTTTCATTATCAGGTTCCAATATTTCAAATTCCATATCTTTAGGCGACATATCAAATTTAGAAAACATATCACTATCTAAAGTCATTCCAGGTAATGCAGCCGGTATATTTCCTATTTGAGATAATTTTTGATCTCTCATATATTCATCTATACGACTAAACTTTTCAAAGTAATTATTGAATATACCAGCACAATGCAATGCTTGGTCATCTGTTAAATTTTTAGTTTTCATCTGTTTATTCTATCATTAAATTGTAAATTTGTCAACCTGGTTTCCCCATACGTCCCAACCAGGCATAGAAGTTCTAGCAAATAATTCTATACGTGGTAAATCTCCACATAGTTTAATTATATCGTCTCTAATTCTATCTGGTTTTCTACTATGTTCTCTACGTTCACTCACAACCAATCTATCTACGTTGGCACCAACTCGTTTTGGTTTACCTTTTGTTGCAAGTATACAAGTCTCTGTATTGGCTCTTGTCCAATAACCTGGACCTTTAAAAAAATAATTCTTGATTCGATTCTTGTTCGTCTTCACCCACGTAAAGCCTACGGTCTTGTAATCAAAACCCCACTTCTCAACTATAGGTATTTGTTTGTGTAATAATGGATCAGTACACCACATAAACAATACACAATCCTTATCTGCAATATCTCCAACTGGTAGATTTTCTATATCTTTCATTGTCATTGTCTTATAATGATTCTCTGGATTCGTTTGGGCATTTTCATTATTCCAGTTCTGGAAGTGCCACGGAGGATCGGCGTATATTATATTATATGTTTTTTTAATATCCATAACTCAAAGCTAAATACCTGAAAATAAAAATTGTCATTATAAATCTTGGTATAGACCAAGATGTTTTCATTGCTATTAATTGACCTAAAGAAAATGACCAATGTAAGGTAATTAATAGTATTAATGTTAAATCAAATGTTTTTATCATTGTAGTCTGCTTTCAACTTGTCAACTTCTTCCTGTAGTTTTTTCTTTTCTCTCTGGTAATTATCATTAATCTCCAGAGCAATAGATAGTGAATTTTCTAATTCTTTAATTCTATGATTTAATTTTTTATTTTCATCGGTCATATCCTCGTAAGGACGACCACTCTCATCATATTTAAGTGTCATTCATTTACCATCCTCTCTATAGGTCGCCTTGCTTTTTTCATTATAGCATTTGGTATTTTCACCTCATATGTATTCATCATTAACGATTGTAATATTCCTGGTAAAGTAATTCGTTTCATATGTGGACATAAATTACAAGGTCTAACAAACTCTACATTTGGATTCTCTACTGAAACATTATCACTCATTGAACACTCCGTAATCATTAATACTTTACGTGGTTGTTTTTCTTTAACATAATTACTCATTTTAGATGTTGAACCTGTAAAGTCCACTTCAGCAATTACTTCAGGTGGACACTCTGGATGAGCTAAAATAATTATGCCTGGATTATCTTTTCTGTATTCTATAATTTCTTCAGCAGTAAATTTTTCGTGTACTATACAAGTACCGTGCCAAGATATAATTTTAACCTTTGTTTCTTTAGCAACATTTTTAGCAAGGTATTCATCTGGAAGAAATATAACTCTATCTACTCCCAACGATTCTATTATCTCAACTGCATTGGAAGATGTACAGCAAATATCTGTTTCTGCTTTAACATCAGCAGACGTATTCACATAAGTTACCACAGGTACACCTGGGTATTTTTCTTTTAATAATCTTACATCTTTACCTGTAATAGATTCTGATAATGAACAACCTGCTTTAGGGTCTGGAATTAAAACTGTTTTATCTGGACTTATCAACTTTGCTGTTTCTGCCATAAAATAAACACCACACATCAAAATAATATCTGCTGATGTTTTCGCTGCTTCTTTTGCTAGTAATAAAGAATCACCAACTATGTCAGCAACACAATGATATATTTCTGGTGTCATATAATTGTGTGCTAGTATTACAGCATTCTTTTCTTTTTTTAATTTATTAATACTTTCAATATAAGGAGCGTGAAACTTCCACTCAATCTCTGGTATAACTTTTTCTACTTTTTTATATAAACTCATCCGAAAAATGCCTCCAGATTTGCTTTCTTTTCCTGTGACCAGCCTATAGATTGTAATATAAATCTCATAGGATCAAGGAATGTTTTTTCAAATTGTGTTTCGTAATCTATATATTTCTTTAAATTAAATTCATATGGTAACGTTGTAATATAACTAATCACATCAAATCTAAATGGATTTGCCTGTATTAATTTAAGAAACTTTATCTTATCTCCTTCTTTTATGTAAGGATATTTCTTATGTAATTTCATTTCTTTTAATTTATGATTATATATTAAAGAACCTTTTACATGTATTGGTGTTCCTTTACTAAAGATAGTTGCTGGGTTTCTATACTTACTAATATTATTACATGATCTAGGAAAGGATATTTGTTCTGGTACCATTTCTAAAAATTCTTTTTTAAAGTCTGCAATAAATTTTTGTAAAGTAAGTTCATCTTTATTCATAATAATTTGAATTGCCTCTTTAATTTTACCTCTACAAACTTGTGGTGTTGATGATTTAACTGCCTCAATACCCATAATCTTTAATTTAGGATCAGCTAATCTTACTCCTTCATCATCTAATACGTTTAACATATATCTTTTCTTTGCAACCCATATTCCTTTGTTGGCAATTATTTCTCGTTTCATTACCATACAATTTTTAAATGCATTTGAATATTCAGATAGTTCATTAAAACATTTTTTAATATATGGTTCTATTCTACTATCAACAACCTTATCAATAAAATTACATATTTGTTCATTTGTTTTACCTGGACAAGTCTTTTCAACTAACTTATCCATCGTCACATAAATTGAATCTGTATCAGACGCAACAATATAATCAAACTCTGTTTTTAAAATCTTATTCATATAATCATTTACTTTTTCCTCAATATATCTAATAATGAATTGACCTGTTGTAGTAATAGCACTTGCTTGTCTTACATCATAAAATCTAAAGTATTGGTTACCAACTGCACCATAAGCTGAGTTTAAGGCAATCTTTCTTGCCCATTGTATATTGTGACATCTAGAAATTTCTTTTAATAATTCGGGATCCTTATTCTTTTGATATAATTTTTTAGCAGTTAACATACGTTTCTTATAAACAACACGTTCATTGTACATGGTCTCCATCATTTCTGGTAAGAAACCTTGACTATCATTTTTAAACTTCGCACCGTTAGGTGTTACACAGGCATTTTCATTTTTTAAATAAGATAAATCTATTTTCCGTTTTAACATTTTATTTACAGAAATACCTGAAGGATCCTGTCCTATTATTTTCTCTGGCGAAATATTATATTGTATAATGATATGTGGATATAGTGAATTAATATCAAAAGAAACTACCCACTTATGCTGACCGACTTTAGGGTCTTTTACATAAGCGCCTTCATATTTTGTATCTTTAATATGTTCTTCTCTTGGTGGTATACATATATTTTTTGCCAATAAATGATTTGCAATTAAAGTATCCCATACTCTTACTTGTGAAAATATATCATCATAGTTTACTTTAGATTCATATGCAACAGTTAATGCTAGTTCAATTAAACCAAGTTTATCTTCCATGGCGTCAACAATTTCAACGTCTTGTATGTTATAATCAATAAACTTTTGGAAATCTTTTTCATAAAAATCTTTAAATGTTTCAAAAGGATTTACATGTTTCTTTTTACCTAGTTCTAACTCACCAATAAAATCTAGTTTATAACTTTCTTGTCTTGTTGGAATAAACCATCTATACAGATCAAGGTAATCTAACATCACAATACCTTTTAAAGTATATGTTGTTTGAGGTCTACCTCTTACTATGATTTCATTTTTTTCTATTAAATTCCATGGCGACATTCTAGTTGCAACCTTTTCGCCTGCAATTAATTTAATTCTATTCATTAAATATGGTAAATCAAAAAACTTGGTATTCCATCCTGTAATAACATCTGGATGATTCTTTAACCAAAATTTCATAAACTCCATTATTAAATGCTGTTCAGTTTTACATTGTACATAGGTAACATCTAGTCTATCTGTTTTATATGCACCAGTTCCCCATGTTATAATCTGTTTGTTAGTTTGATTTTTAACAGTGATACAAATAATTTCTTCGGTAGGGTTTTCTACATCTGGAAAACCATCTGTTACTGTAGTCTCAATATCCATTGTGAATATCTTAATAAACTTTTTCTCCCATTTTATATTTTTAGGAAATTGGTCATTAATATATTGATAATGAAAACGTTCTAAACCGTAAATAGGAGAATTATCGGTTGCTACGTCTCGTCTAAATCTTCTTGCGTCATTAATGTTTTTGAATTTAATAGGATTAAGATTGCGATTATCTAAAGTTTTAAATTTTGTATCTTTTTGTGTGATAGAATATAGAGTAGGACCAAAGTCTATCTTTTCTTTATAGTCTTTGCCATCATGTATACCTCTAACTAGAAGTTTACCTTTGTGTTCTATAACTGATTTATAAAAGTTGGTCATCAAGTAAATGTAAAGTTATGCCATCAAGTTCTTTTGTCAATGAAATTTGACAACTCAATCTGCTAATACCTTTTTTATATCCTTCTTCATATTCTAATATCTCTTGTTCACT